ACCTAGTTGATAATCCCTTTTTGAAAGAAGCATTGGAGAAAGCAACTAAGAGTTATGCGGTTGCTGAAGACGCATGCTATTTCGCTGACCAATTTCGTGACCAACGATATGTTAACAGCAAACTATTCAACACCATAGACTCCATCGCTTTTTCAGGCAGTTGCTTCTGGGAACTCAGCGACAACGAAACATTCGACTTCCGCATCCCACCCCTCCAAGAATACATCGAACCATATGAGGCAAATGAGCAGGGCGAAATCACTCGCTGGCGGCAAGTAGTAAATGGGCAAGTAAAAGCCGAATGGACAAACAACCAACTAAAACTAATCAGCTTCAGACCCACAACCGCAACATGGCCCTATGGCAACGGTTTAGGCGTTGGCTTAGAGACCGAGATGGAAATGCTCGTTGACACTGAAACTTCAGTGAAGGATTACAGTGAAAAAGCCGCTTGGCCCTACGAAGTTCTTGCGTTAGGCGACAAGGACAGCATGGTCACGGACTCGGATTACTCAACGGCTCGCACTGAATGGAAGAATCGCAAGCCAGGCGAAGGCATCGCTACTCGTAACATGCCTGTTCAGATTATTGCGGGTGGCACGAATAGTGCTCCTGTGCGTGAGTTGGCTGCTATCTGCGCGTTTATGAAGGATAACGTGCATGATGGCTTAGTGGTTCCGCCAATTAGCAAACTGTATAACAGCACTGAAGCCAGCGCCAAAGAACTCCGCAAGCAAGTTATGGATATTATCGGGCAGCCGTTGCAGTGGCTTCTCAAAGAGCACTATGAGCAAGACGTGCTTAAATCGTACATAATTCAGCAGGGCTTCAGCGTTAAATCCTCACCTATGGCAATGTTTGAAGCTCCAGACGTTCACAAGAAGGAGGAAGGCGAATACTGGATTGGGCTAGTTCAGAACAAGATACAAAGCCCTGTGCAGGCGTGCGATCATCTTGGGTTAGAGTACGACGAGGATTGGTGGAAACAGGAGGAGGAGAAGCAGTTGGAGCTTCAGAAGCAGAAGTCCGAGGCAAACCCCAAGGCAGAAGGAGAAGTACCTAAACAGGAAGGAAAATCGTGGAAAGTCACCGAACTAAAAGCCGAAGTGCATAAACATGAATAGACCACCAGAACCACCGTACGGAAAAGAATGTAAAACTTCATCCACGGGGTATCATCATTTAGTCTTCGTGAAAATTACTGATGAACATTTTGGCGAAAGTAAATGGATTTGCCAAGATTGCTATGCTATTATCAATAAGAGAACAGTGCCACCGCCATGATTAGTGCTGTTGAAGCAATCCTCGCGGTTCAAGAGAAAACTTGGATACCCACCGACCTAGACACACCCAAAACATTCTTCAGCGAAAACGACTGGTGGCAATACGGCAAAAGCTACGGCGCAAACATGTGCCATCAATGCGACTTCTTCGGTGATGTGCATTTCTTCAGTGGTACGGATATTCGTCTTTCATTCCCGTATTTGGAAATTGTTGATGAAGACACGATTTACCCGTGGGTTCATCCGAATTGCAATTGTATTCTAACTAGAGTATTAAGCAGCGTGAAATAATGAGTGAACACCCAAGCCTTCAATTAACCAAACCACAAGAAGAAAGCAAGCTTCCCGCCCTACAGGAACAGCTTGAGCAAGCAGCCCAGAACCCGTTGCATCTTATCTCCATTGGCATCGTTGACACGCGCCCCATCGTCACTGAATTGCAGAATAACGCAAAACTTAACGCTGAAGCCCTACGGGAAACAGGAAAAATCCTCAACTCACTCCGAGAAACCGTAGAATCGCCAGACTTAACCGCTAAAGTTGACGAGTTACTATCAATATTCCGCAAGTTAGGCGCAAACGCGGATAAAGAAGCCGAAGTCCTGCAACTAATCAAAATGAAACTGGCAGAGTAACCATGTCATACTTCGACGGCTTCATGGCGCCAATCCAGCACCCTGAATCAGCAGTTTACTTTGGCACAGGTCCACCACCGCCAACGGTTCCAGTAACCGTTCAATCAAGCTTTCAGAAAATCAGGAAACGCAAACCTAAACCCGCATGGTTAACTGCGGCAAGAATGTATTTGGAGATGAAACAAGCAAGATGAGCAACATAATAGAAACCTTCACTATACCCGTCACCGAATGGAAAACCGTTGACGCCGGCAAAAATACGATCCGCATTAAAGGCGTAGCCCTTAAAGGCGACGTAGTCAGCAAAAACCTACGGCACTACCTCACCAACGAAGTCAGAAAATCAACAAACACCTTCATAGGCAAACCCATAAACATCCACCACAACAACCCAAAAAATGAGCGAACAAACATCGGCAACTTAACATGGATGGACTGGGATGAAACCGCAGAACTACTCACATATGAAGGCGAAATCACAAAGCAACCCTACGTGGACATGCTCCGCAATAAAAGCACCGAAATACGTGGGGTCAGCGTTCAAGCCAAATTCCTACATAATAAATGCCCAGACTGTACCACTCACCCAAAATTCTTCACAGAAGAATCATTCCGAGATCATATGTGGACGGAGCACTTCAAAAAAGTGTCTGCTGTGCCACATGGCATAATCGGTGAAGCCATCACTCTTGTCTTATCACCTGAGGTCCCAGGCTACGACGGAACAACCGTTGACCTCGCTGAGACCGCGAGGCGCGAGACTTTACGGTTACTGGAAACAGTAATAAAAACAGAACAAGAAAAGGAAGAATACAAATTGACTGAAACAAGCAAAATAAAAGCAACAATCGCAGTTACACCCCGAGCAGAAATCGCTGTTGGCAGCGTAAAAGAAATCGTTGAACCACCCACACAGAAGCCAGAGATACCTAAGCAAGTTACGCCAGTTACCCCACCCTTAGCCACTCAAAAACCCGTAGTCACAAATGAACCCCTGCCTTCTATGTCACCACCCAAAATTACCGAGGTCACACTCACAGAGAGCATCATCATAAAACCCGCTGAAACAATCACCCTCAAAGAAACCGTAGCCATTGGCAAACTGAAACTCACCGAGGAAGAATGCACCCCGTTCGAGCAATGCCTCAAAGACGGCGGAACTGAGGAAGAATGCGCTCGCAAAGTGAAGGAAACCCGCATCAGAAACAGCAATAACAAAGCCATAACTGAAACCCTGAACGCCGTGATAGAAGTGGTTTCTAAACCAATCACGCTCACACTACCAGAAGTTAAAGCACCCGCACCCTACAATGACAAGCCAATCAAGGAAGCCCTCGCCGCTATTCCACAGGATGACCTTGGCTGGAAAGAAATCAAAATCCCCATAGCATACAATGATAAACCACTGAAAGAAGCGTTAGAGGCGAACGAAAAAACTTTCAAAGAGAATATGGTAAAATTCGCTCAAGACTGGGATGCACGAATACTAACGGTTTTAACAGAACAATCCACAATCAAAGAAACTATTGCTAACCAGAAGAAAGACTTTGACAACCTTCTCGACAGCGCCGACAAAGCAGTAAAAGAACACTTCGCAGAAAACAAGCAGGAAATGACCGAGAAATACAAGCAAATCAAAGAGTTAACCGATAAACTAGAGAAGTCAATTAAGGAAACCGCTGAAGCAAAAACCCTCGCGGAAACCGCACAGGAAAACGTGCAAGACCTACGGCAACCATCATTCAAAGCCCATGCAAAAACCTCAGTATCCGACAACAAACCCGTGCTTACAGACCCGATGAAATCAAAGGAGAAATCCTAAATGCTCAGCTTCCAAGACATCCTCGCTAAAACCACGGAGCAACGCAGACAAATCCGCGAATCATTAGACCATGTGAAAGGAGACAACGGCTGGCATCCCGAAGATAGTAACCTATACGAAGGCTTAAACGCAACCGACACTGCAGAAGTCAAAGCAGCATTAGACTCAATGACACTAGCTGAAGTCCTAGAGAAAGGCAGCACCGCGATGGGCGCAGACACCCTAGTCGCAACAAAACTACACGACACACTCATCTACGCTGCGAGACCTTACGATATCTGCCCAGAAATCGGCTACGTCATCAGCAAGTGGGAAGGCGGCGACCTCGGCATAAACATCACAGTTGATGGGTCATATATGCCTAAACCTTTTGTCGGTGGAAAACTGGAAGTGAACGCTTCATTCGTGAAAGCCACAGTAGCACCCGTATCCTACGGAATCCCCATCGTCGCAGGCAAAGACGTAGTTGAAGACCAAGAATACAGCATCATCCAATGGCATGCGGAGAAAGCAGCAGCCGCAATCGGCGAGAAAGCAAGCCAAATGGCAATCGCGGTGCTAATAGCGGCGGCTGATGGTGATGGAACACTTAATGGCGGTAACAGTGGCGATGCAGGCAACACAAAATGGACAGGGGCAACAACCACAGGCATCGACACCGCCTACACGCAGAACGGCACAGACGGATTCAAAAGCAACAGCATAATCACGTCGCCAACCGCATGGATGGATGGCATATACAGCACAATCCCCGCAGGTACAGTAGTCTCAGGTCCTAAGAGGTCAACCTTCGACTTTAACATCGCAGGCATCGACCTAATGATATGGCCTAGTGACGCGGACTTAACTGCAGGTGGAAAATTGCTAACGATGGTTTTCGACAGTAGAAACGCTATACTCACAGGGCGCAAGCGATGGCTGGAAATCAAGAACTTCAGTAACCCAATCGAGGATATTGCTGGCGCGGTTGTAAGCTTCAGACAAGACTCGGTTACTCTCTATAAAGATGCGATAAGTAAGATAACCGAAACTTAAAACCCAATATTTTTTTTTAAATAAACAATTCAATAGCAAGGAGGGATAGAATTGGTAGATGAGACACCAGAAAGCCTCTTAATACACGCAAGCAAACTCACAGATAAAACTGATATGGCGCAGATTAATCGACGACAAGAACTATACCTGCAAAGCATCGCGTTGAGTTTGCTGAAGCTTACAGCTAAACAGGAAACAGTAGTTGCGGAGGAATCGGCATTACTTATAGATGAAGTAGTTGTTTCCACTGCTGAAGTGGCGAAGCCGAAGCATCCACGCAAATCACAGTAACCATTAAGTTACTCCCTCTAACGGGGGAAAAGAAAAAAACACAAACGGAGATGAAAATAAATGGCAACAGACTGGTATCCCTCACAAGAGGGAAGAATAGCAGACGGCTTAACAATCAACTGCGTCGCAGAAACAGCGGTAGCTGAAGGAGACTGCGTTAAATTCGGAACCAGCACCAGCGGTCAAATCACTGTGGTTCCAGCAACCGCACATGGCGACGCTTTCGGCATCGGAATCAGAGCAGCCGCAGCAGGACTACCCGTTCCAGTGCTCGTTTACGGACTCTACAAATGCATCAACAGCACAGTAAGCGCAACTCCCCTTCAAGGACACGCCTGCATGAACTACGCTAACGCCGCAGTATCAGACGTAGACGACTTAGCCGTGGTAGAAGCAGTTTCAATCGCTTTCTCTGGGGACTGCATAATCCTCGGCATGCTAATGCAAACAGGAACAGCAGCAGCAGACGAATTACTCGTGCTCGTTGGCAAGTGCATCTAGGAGCTTCGGCAATGTCACAGCCACAATACCTCTCGCTTCAAGAGACCAAAACACTTTTCGAGAAGCCAGAGTACAAGCAAATCGTTGAAACCCTACGGTACAAAGGCGACGACGGCAAAGACTGCTTCGAATACGACGCTTACAACCCATTCGGCACTGGTTACCTACAAGAAAAGTATAAAGTGCCACGCATGGGTGCAGAAGATGCAATGCGACTAGCTGAAACAGTGAAGACAATTCCCTTCACCTTAATGGCTAAAGAATTCTTGGCGCAGTCAGGCACCACAGGCATCGGCGGCGCAGCCTACCTCGTACCCGTAAAAATCCACAGCATCCTACAAACATACGCAAGCCCCCCAGACATAATCAATGATGTGAGCATGGTGGTTCTTCCAGCAAGCGAAATCCCAGGCAAAACAGTGGATGTAACCATCGCAAAACGCAGTAGCTACTATCCACATGCTACAGCCTCAGGCGCAAAAGCCCCAGAGGAAGAATTAGGCTTCACGAAGGCAACACTGGACTTTAGCAAAACCTTAACCGTGAACTTTAACATCGGCAACGACCTGCTTGAAGACACGCCACAGTTCAGCCTCATAGAAACTCATATTCGCATGGCAGGCGCAGAAATGGGCAAACGCAGCAGCACCGAAGTCCTCGCAGTAATGGCTTCAACCACAGACGGTGATGGAACAATGAACACGAAAGCAGCTTCAGAAGACGCAATGACCATCGGCGAACTATGGGACGCGGTGAACACAAACATCGTGGACGAATTCATCCCTGACAGAGTCATAGGTCCAATGGAGATAATGAAACAGGTTCTCGCAGACGTGACCACTACGGCTTACGCAACAGATTTCCACAATGCGGCAATCACAGGTAATAGCATCGGCAACCTATTCGGGTTAACATGGATAAGATGTGACCACCCGAGTCTTTGGACTGAAACTTCGCATCTACCAACGGACTGCATCGCTTACGTGTTCTCTAAAGATTACAGTTACCTTTCAGGACGCAAACGCTGGTTGAGGATAGAAAACTATTCTGACCCAGTACGTGACCTTGTGGGCGCTGTAATCACGGGTCGTCAAGACACCGTCAGCATCTACGATGACAGCGTCTGCAAGATAAGCGAGTAAAATCTCTGCTTAAACCTAATCTCTTTCTTTTTTTTCTTAGTTATGATTCAACAATGCGACAGGTGTTGGATGTGCTGCATAACCGCATGGAACATCCCATCAAATACTAATAGGTTCATTCTTGACTGGTTGAAAGTCGAATGCATCCCGCATTTGCGTTTTTGCCCCTTCCTCTCAGTAAACTTCACTGGTCTTCCCTCATGTTTAATTTATGAGAGTAGACCAAAAATATGCCGAGATTTCATCTGCGATAGACCCAAAATGATTGCTTACCTT